GAAGCAGAAGGCGAACCAACACGAGTAATCGCGAGTAATATCGCGGATAACGCACCGTATACGAAGACTAGAGCAGACGAGCGCTTCATTAGCACCCGTCAAGAAAACCTCGTCCTCGATTCTGGTGCGGAGTATGTGGTCCTTGACGAAATGGAATCGGGTGAACTTCAGTCGGTTCGTGTAGTCGTGGATAACCCATACGTCCAAGTGTTGCTCCAATTGGATGAGTACCGCAACAAAGACCCCGATGGGGAATCTGCGGCGGAAATCATTTACAACGGTAACAGCGATACCGCCAACCGTGGCTTCAAGGTCATGGATGGTCAAGGTTCTGGTAAAGGATACGTAATGGAATACCGGCCAGATGTGCCGGAGTCATACAAAGGTCGCGTACGTCTGGTTATCCGCAACCAAATCAAGCCAAGTGCCAGTGTCTATGGAATGGGTTTGTCCTATACTAGCCGTGGTTCACTTGCGAACCCTGCGGTGCCTGCTCACATGGCCGGTGGAACATTCAGCCATCCCGCGCTTCGTTCAGCCGACCTTGCGCAGATTGCTCAAATCATGACGAAGCCCGTTGGTGTTGAAGGATACTCGTCGAACCAAGTTTTCAACGAAGCAATCATCTTCAGCGACAATCCAATTGGTTCTGACCATCCGTATCAAGGAATCGCCGGTAAACCTACCTTCACGAAGGACGTCACTTCAGAAAACATCTTTGAAATTGCATCATTTATCTCCGGTTCTCATAATCAATCAGTTATGGAAGGAGTACATGGCCATTATCGCCTTGTAGTACTTGACGAACCTGACGCATTCCCCGGAACGTCGAATTCTCCAAGTACAATGAAAATCATGATTGAATTCCGAGCGTCTTGGTCTGGAAATGCTACTGCAAATGCTACTACAATGAATTCAGGTTTGGCTTCTGTACCATGGCATGTGAAATCCACAGTACGCACAACGGACCTCCAATCAAAGGGACCATTCAACGATACTTACCCCGGTACAGATACATACACTCCATTTACAGGTGGAACATCACTAACAGGAGCAACACTACCATCAGCAGAAACTTGGATTGGTAAGCGCATGTTCTTCCGCCGTGGAGGTACAGTGTATTTCCCCGGTGTCATCAAGAGCATTACAAAGGCAATACCGGCACTTGCAGGGTTGAAACTTACGACAGGTAGCAATGACTTCACCGTTCATGATAGCGCCGATGGTAGCACAGACCTTGGATTGGGATACAATCTAGACACAGATTTCGATGCCTCAACAAATGATGCTCCCGTAAAGACTGGACTTTACACAACTGGTTCAGGGGCGGCACAACTCCCCTATGCAGTTTGCAACTACTTCCCCGGCTGGACAGATGCAATTCAAACTGAGTTGTCCGGCACTATTGACACAGTTACTGGTAGTGGAACCGATGCTGACCCTTGGACCGCACAAGTAACAGTAGCAAGTACAGCAGGACTAGTAGCAGGAATGTGTATTGTTCAACAAACAGCAGGTACAGGAACGTTCTGGGGCACTGCAAAACCATGGAGCCTCCTCATTACAAGTGTTGACGATGCAACCACGTTTACATTCAAGTCCGTTGCAGATACTGGAACAACAATTCCAGTAGCAGGGACTGTAACAGACTTTGACGTCGGGCTTAACTCCGGACTTCCCCGTACTGCTAACAGTGGCCATCGGTTAGAGCAACACAATGACTCCGACTACAAATTCCTTGCAGGTACACCGTGGACCTACATCATCGAGTTTGAACCCGGTGTTACCAATTCCCCAATCGACTTCGGAGCAATACCAGAAGCATCAGACTTGCCCGGTGCAGATGGGTATGCAAGTTTTTCTGTACCATACCATTCCACAGGCGGTTTCAGCGACGGCGTTTCACCTGCTACGGACGAGAACTGTTGGGGATATGTTACGTCACAAGCAGACGATAACCCCCATGTATTGATAAAGGAGATTGAAGTCAAGCGAGCAAAGAAGGTGTCCTTCGACGGGTGATTAGTATGGTATTTGGTGTAACAGAAGAAGAACGGTATGTTCCAAGAAAGATGTTCAAGAACGGTATTCTTGACTTTGCACATCGACGGCCTATCATTGCTTTCTTTGTAGTACCGATTCTTATTGACGGTGTTGCTAAGGTATTCCAAGGCGGATTCCGTACTGTACGCTATGGCGATTACAAACTCGGTTCCGTTGCCGTAATGTCCGATGAGGAAGAAAACACTGCACTTTACGGTGGGGCTTCCCAAGACTACGACCTGTTTGGCTCCCTTACTAACAAGAACACCACTATCGGTGTCCCAGACCCAAACAGTGGTATCTTGAAAGGCGAGTTCTATCGGGACACTTCCCATCTTACTCCTGTTTCTCGTATTGGTGCTAATGGTGGGTCTGACCTTTACAGGGATACTCGTCATCGCACCCGTGCAAATTACAAACCCTATACTCCATCTGAATCCGGCTTTATTAGCCGTTCTACCGGGTCACGTCTTTCAGACGGCGCCATCAGTGGAAACAAAAAAGCCGACCAGAACCTCGTTGACCTTGTAGGCACAGGTTTGTTTGCCGGACTTAGCGGAGCAAGGAGGCTATAAAATGAGTAATTGTTACCACGGATATGCAGGATACTGTCCCCAATGTAGTTCACATATGGGTCAAGCAGTATGTCCTCAATGCGCAGGCAAGGGTTGTCCTCATTGTCAAGGAAAAGGATACCACCTAGGATTTGTTACCATTAACAAAAACACAGCAACAGGAATCAGTATTGGTTCTGGTATTGCGGGTGCAATCCTTTATCCTATACTTACAGGACAGTTTTCGACAACTACTAACACTAATCGTAAAATGACGGCAATGGGAATTGGATTCATCATTGGCGGAGTAATCGGTGGCCTCGGTTCTTACGCAGGTTACCAAATCCAAAACTGAGGAATGTACATGGCTATGAGCGGAGTACATGGCCAGACGTTTAATACCAACTTAGGGTATTCTGCGCCAGTACAAATTCGACGCAATCCATTAGGACTATCGACCCCAGCCATTTTGAATAACGTCGGTGTCCCCTTACTTGTAGCGGGGGGATTATTGGTTCTCGGACTTACGCTACTTACTTACAGAAAACGGAGATGAAAACATGGGCATAATTCCTTCAAGACAAGAACTTAGTAAATTCTTTGACCATCATCCAATTCTTGGTACTTTCATTTTCATTAGTGCGGCATTTACTGGATTTGAAACCGTAAGGGCCATTACTGCACCAAAAGGACAAGGTCCGTTCTCGGGACTAGGTGGGTCTTATTCACCAAACTACATGACTCGTTCAACGCTATCTTCTATGGAGCAAGACGTTAAGTCTTTGCGAAATCGCATTGATACTAACGCAAAGGTACCAGATTGGGCCGAGTCTTACATCTATACCGCAGGCGACCGAATCAACAGTGTTGATGATTATATGACCCATCGTAGCGGACTAGGCGGGTCCACATCAACTACCACTTCCACTAGCACTTCACACAGGGGCTTTCGTCGTCCTATGACGCAAGACATTATGATTCCACGGCAGATTAACGCATCTGATTTCTTTGGCGTTCCTACCCAAGCCCTTGCTAATCTAGGTTCCGCGAACCTGCCCCCCGCTATGCGTCGTCGGGTCAACCAGCGACAACGCGGAACTGCTTCGCTTGGCAATGCCGGTGTTCAGCCAATCGATGTAGCAGATAACATGGACCGTAGCGGCTACAACAGTATGTCCGACCTATACGGTCTAAACGGTATCGTTCCTCAGCCCGGTAGCGGGTGGACGGAATGAATCATCCATACGCAAAGAAGATTCCACGGCACCATCCACAGGTGCAAGACAGGACAATGTCCGTTGATGGATTTACCGACTTTGCGTACAAAGCATTTGACCCAAAGTACGAAAAGAGCGCGGCTCCGTTAAGTAAACGCAGAAATGGGATTGGACCGATTCATCACCAATTAGGAAATATCGTCATTGGCGAATCGGCAATGGCTACACGCTTTATTATTGCCGCAGGCGGTATCGCACTTGTTACTGCGTACTCTTCGAAAATATCTAAGGTTTCAAAGTCTGCAACTAAAGAAACAAAAATGCTCCTAAACCGTGCAGGACGCAAGGGCGTATTAGCCGCCGCTACTGTTCTAGCGTTTATTTACAACTAGATTCAAACTACTACTGGGTCAAGACCAGCAGGAGCAACGCTATCGCCACCAAGGCCTTGTGCCTTGACGAGAAGGGCGTCAAACTCTTGCTCAATAGCGTAGTCTGGTACCTCTTTGGTAAGGGTACCAACAACTACTCCATTATTCAGTACGTTCACAGTAATCAGTGTCATTTGCTTTTCTTTTGCCATGTCAATCAATCCTTTTTCTTTTTTGATTTGCGGAACTTTGGAAGTTGTTTTTCCTCTTCTGTCAATTCAAACTCCAAGGTACGTTCGCCTTCTGTTGGTTCCTCATCCCACACCACTTTACGTCTTGACCTATAAGTTTTCGATGAAAGTTTAGCATTTGGGTCATACTTTTCCTTTGCACCGCGAAGACCTACGGCCTGTTCATTACTCCATTGAATAGCGTGCTGTGTTTCTTTTGACTGTTTTTCTGGACGCTTGAATCCCATTACTTCATCCCAAGGATTACCCAAACACGGATAATTCGCACGAGGGCCGCCGAAGTTAAACTGACAGGACATGCAACGGACAATAATCAGATGTGTCCAAGGTTGCGTATCACCACGAGTCGAAGAGGCTTGACTTTCAACGCCCCCTACTTCATGGAAGATTCGAATATCAGTATGTCCACACTTAGGGCAAAACATAGGTTGGGTCTTTGCAGGGTCGTCAAATAGTTGTTCACCTTCAAGGTCAATATTACCATCAGCAATATCGGCGCAGATAGGACAACGCTTCTTTGCATCCCATTCTGAGTTTGTAATCTTCTCATCACTTGCCATTTATTTCACCATCTAATACCGAGTTCTTTTCTTGCCATGTCATTACTTCCCACTGCACTTGTAGTGCTAGATAACCACATTGCTTGTAGTTTCCGAACATATGGACACTTGTTATTCCTTCGCCACCAATAGCCATAACGAATTCTGTAACACCGACTTCCTTTAATCGTGCCATTGTATCTTCAAGGATAGCCATTACTTGTTGGTTAGTCATTATTCTGCCTCCGGCACAACAACAATGTCATACTTCAAACCAGATAGTTTGATTTGTTCTTCAATTTCTTTTCCATTAAGAGGACCAGTAAGGTTGCTGTCAATATACCAATCATAGTGACCACAATCGCATTCACCAACATCAAACCCACAACCCTGTTCAAACAACTTACCAAGAAGAATAAACATTTTCTTCATATCGGTATCTTCAGGATAGAACTGGACAATTGTACAAAGTTTCGTCATTCTTCTTCGCCTCCTCGGAATTGCCTACCACATTCGATACACAAAATGTGATTTGTCGCTTCAAGTGGATATGTTCTCGCATTACATTTGCATTTCATTCTTCTTCACCTCGTTGTTCAGTAACAGCAATACGGGCAATTGAACGTAGGTCCGTTACCATAACACTTGCATCATCTGGTGGTGGTGGGTAATGCTTTTGTTTTTCAGAGAAGTCAAAGTAGTCCCAATCGGTAAGGAACTTACGAATTACAGGCAGATTGCTAAGTGGGTCAACAGACCAATCGTTCATCTTCTTCGTAAGGTAGCCTACGGCTTTCTTACGATTGTCCACCCAACAAGCATGACACATAACAGTGGCTTCGTTAAGACGGCGATACTTGATGATGTATTCTGCATCTTCTTCGGGTTCTTCGCCTTTCTTGGCCGCTTGGTATTCCTCAAGGTCACGGAATACCTGTTCTTCGTATTCTTCGTAGTCTGGAATTTTCAAAACATGGGACCTAGTACCTCTTCCACAGTCGGTACATTTTGCATAAGGAACATTGACTTCTGGCCGCTTGACTATCTTCATTATCCATTGGACTTACCATCTCGACCATAAAGTTCGACCTTCTTACAGCCAAAAGGAATAATACCAAGTACTTCATCGCCAAACCATGGCTAAGGATGAGAATGTCCCGCCGGTAGTACCGCACGTCCACACTGACCAGACTGGTGGTGCCGTATTACCGATTCGCGGAGTAAGTAACCCCGATTCACCAACCGCACGATTAGAAACAACAGATACAGGACGTAACGAGTTTGCATACGAAGGTCCATTCGTTCCTTTGGAAATCATTACAGCAACACCAACGCCTACACTTTACGACTATGTAAAAGCGGCACTTCAAGAGTTTGTAGCATCTGGCGCAACCCAGTACAGTTCAGCAGATGAAGTAACCATTCGACGTGAAATCCAAGACGATATCCTTGCCCACCGTGGATTCCTTTTGAAAGCCGCCTTTACAAATACCGCGCCTATCTTCATTGGAAACAGGTTTACAGGAGCGGCGAATAATGGAGAAGTCAAAACCGCCGCCGAAACGCTACGACCACGAGGAAAACTAGATGCCACGGTACTCGCAAAAACTAGCCGCGCCGAGTTCGATTGGGGAAGTACGACCCCAATGGGCTTCGCTCTTGACCCCGGCGAATCACTTTTCATTGAAATTAACCGTGCGTCTAACATCTATTTGTACGCAGAAACTGACCAGAAGATGTATTGGCTTGCAGTCTAAGCCGGAGGTGGCTTAGGATGCCTTACACCGCAAAAGTATCGAATGCCGGGGTCAGTGTTGACACCAACAATGACGGCATTCCAGACGGTAGGGCCATTACGCTGAAGAACGCTGGAAACTTCAATACCTTCTCATTAAGTAATGGCGTACTTACATTGGAAGGTCCAACAGGTGGCGCTGTGCCCGGTGGAAGCGATACACATGTTCAATTCAATGACGGAGGCAGTTCATTCGGAGGAGAATCAACCTTCGTATACAACAAGACAAGTAACACCCTTACGGTTTCAAATATTGTAGTCAGTGGCGACTTGACTGTAAGCGGTACCACAACCACAATCAATACGGCTACCCTTGATGTTGCTGATAACATCATTACACTCAACAGTGACTACTCTGGTTCTTCCCCGACAGAAAATGCCGGTATCAAAGTAAATCGCGGTGGCGGTAGCGAGCCCGATGCAGAATTACTTTGGGATGAAACCAACGACCAATGGGATTTTGATACGTATGCACTTGGAAGCGTTGGCAAAGTGTATGCCGCCGGGTCTGGTGCAGTTTATACATTCACAAGCGATACCGATACAGGTATTGAACATACAGGTCTTGACCAACTTGGATTGCTTGTCGGTAGTAATCGTGTACTGATGGTGAACGCCAATGGTGTTCACATTGACCCAACGGGTGCCAGTGGAGCAGGTTCAAATCAAGCACTCCTTGTGGACAACATTTCCATTGACACTAACACCATCGCATCTACCAACACCGACGGCAATATCGTTCTAGCACCGAATGGGTCAGGAGATGTACAACTAGATGCTGATACTGTTCGTGTTGGGGATTCTGGCGCTAATGCTACAATTACTACTAATGGTGCAGGGGACCTTATCCTAAACACAAATGCCGGTACAAATAGCGGTTCAGTTACGATTGAAGATGGGGCGAACAATGATATTCTCATCATGCCCGATGGTACAGGTAAAGTTGGTATCAACCAAGCCACACCAACCCACCGCCTTCACGTTGATGGCGATGCACTAATCACAGGTGGACTAACTGTACAAGGAACTACAACAACTGCAAGTACAACAAACACATTAATTGCAGATTCTTTGATTACATTAAACGAAGGCGAATCTGGTACAGGTGTAACAGGAAACATCGCTGGATTTGAAATTGACCGCGGAGCGGCTGGAGAAATTGCACGGTTTGTCTGGGATGATAACGATGATTACTTCAAACCGCAAATCGAAACAGGTGCAGGAGCAGGGACTTACAACACTGCCAATCTGAAAGTCAATATCTTTGATGCGGCAGGTGCAGTTACAATAGCAGGAAATCTGACCGTTGACACAAATGTTCTCTATGTTGATACAACCAACAATCGAGTAGGTATCAACAAGACACCAACAGTAGCACTTGACGTTTCAGGTAGCGCATTAATCAGTACAGACTTAACAGTATCCGGCAATACAGAACTAACCGGAAGAACCCTAGCACATCTCGTTGCAAAGGTTGAGAACGCAACCGTTAGTACAATTTCTAAAGGAACGCCTGTATATATCAGTGGTACACATGCAAGCGGTCGTCCGCAGGTCGAAGAAGCCGATGCAAACGGTTCGGGGACATATCCGTCTATTGGAATCGTGTTTGCAGATATATCCGCAGGTACCACAGGATATGTCCTCACATTCGGAACAATTGAAGATGTAGCCGCCGCACGCTTTGTAGGTAGCGACCCATCTGCCGGCGATACAGTATACTTGTCAGAAACTGTTGGTAAACTCACCGTTGACCGCCCAACCGCAACAGGCAGTGAAGTACAGAATGTCGGACGTATTGCAAAAACAAACATAAGCGTATCCGGTGGAACGGGTACTGCTCACGTTCTCGTACAAGGACCCGGTCGTACCAACGACATCCCCAATGATATTGGAGATGAAGACATTATTGCCGCCGCGTCCGCTACAAACTACACTCCTTCCGCATCAACGGTTGAAGGCCATCTTGCGGGCATTGACACCGCTCTTGGCTCGGTTGGTGGTGGTGGAGGAACACCATCCGGCGTGGCTGGTGCTATCCAATTTTCTGACGGTTCTGCCTTTGATGACGACGACGCAAACCTGCATTGGGATGATGGGAACAACCGCCTTGGTGTTGGGACAAACACGCCAAGCGAAACGCTTCATGTGAACGGAACCATTCGCCAAACAGTAACGAGTGCAGTTCTCGTCGCTAACGGTAATGGTAACCTCGTTGCCGCAACCAACCTTACTGACACCGCTTACTCTACGACAGATACGACAGACGCGGCGGTTGACGTTTATACCGCGAGCCCCGCCGCCGCCGCCGCTTGGCAAGCCCCTCCTCCCGCGACTGTCGCTGAGGCTCTTAACAGGCTTGCCCTCCATGTCGTCACGATTCCGGGTGCCCCGCCAACGATTCCTTGATGACCTACCTGTAATCTCGCCAATACATGGACGAGGAAATTACACTAGGGTTCAAGGAATTGATTGTCGACTACGAAGAAGAAGCATATACGTCATCAGACCGTTTGGTACAATGGTTTGCATGGGAGGACGACAATCCCGAAGACGAGGTAAGAGCGTTTCTTGCCGTAACGCTTACACCAACTGGCCGTATTCAAATTGGCGGCAAAGGACCGTTTATCGGATTCACTACAAGTAAGACCATACCGTTTGAACCTTCGTTGCAAGAGGTTGTCATTTCTGGCTCGGCTTTAGCCATTGGCGGCCCCAATGTTGGAATTGGTCCAGTTTTATTTGACAAAACAACTGGAATGCTTACGAAAAGAAAATTCCGGAGAAAGAAAGGCATTTCTATTCGATGTCTAGGGTTCCTCAAGGACCTCAAGGATTTACTGGTCAAACACCGGGGAGATGAAGAACTAGACCTGTATAGTGTGGTGATTTGATTGGCCATGGAAGGTAAATACGTAACCAAACACGGAATTACTTTGGAAAAGGCTTACCTCAAAGTAAGCGAAGCAACACTTCGTTATGTTGAACAACGTCGAAGATGGTACATGGAATATACGGTATGCGTGTATGCAGACCGCGCTTCCAGACGGATGAAAATGCTACCTGTCTGCAAAGAAGTCTATGTGATGAAACTTGACCTTACTCGCGGTGATAACAAGAAAAACATCATTGAAACTTGTTATGCTAATTTTCACGAGCAGAACCCCGATTACGAGTTCAAAGATATCTAGCCAACTTTATGTCCTACTTGTAAGGACCCAAAGGTATGGCAAACGTAACCGATGCTAGCCAAAACAAAGTGAGAACCGCAGAAGAAGTGAATTTTGAAATTGCACGAGGAATGGCCGAAATTGTTCGCTCAACACTCGGACCATTGGGTCGCGACAAGATGATGGTTGATTCATCCGGTCGTACCGTAATCACTAATGATGGCGCTACCATTCTCCGAGAAACAAACTTTGTACATCCAACCGCTTCTTTGATTGTAGGCGTCGCTCGTACTCAAGAAAGCGAATCATACGATGGTACTACTTCAGCCATTATCTTGACAGGAGAACTAGTACAACAGGCAGAAGGCCTAATTCAGCGCGGAGTCCACACTACGCTTATCGAACGAGGATACAATATTGCATTGAAAGAAGCACTTAACCACCTTGATTCCCTTTCTGTTAATATCGAATCAGATGAACAACTACTACAAGTAGCAAACGTAGCAATGACTGGTAAGCAAGCAGAAGCGTACAAAGATACGCTTGGGCCTCTATGTGTTGAAGCCGCAAAGTCCACGCGTCCATCCAAGGTAAATATTCTCGTCCGACCCGGTGCAAGTGTTGAAGATTCACTGGCCACTACTGGACTAATGATTGACAAACAAATGATGAACCATGGTATGCCTAAGAAATTAGACAAAGGAAGCATTGCATTGTTTGATTGCGACCTAACACTACCTGCACATACCGCAGGGGTGAATGTCAACTTTGACAGTGGTGAAGCCGCTGACCTTTACGCCCAGAAGCGCAAAGAAGACATTTTGAAAATCGGGCAACATATTGTTGACATGGGAATTAATGTAGTGTTCTCAATGAAGGAAATTGACCCTGTACTGTCAGAATACTTTGCACGCAACAACGTAATTGCATTCCGACGAACTAACAATTCATTGTTAGAACGAGTAGCAGAAACTACCAATGCAATGATTGTATCCAGTCTAGGCGACCTTGAAGCAGAAGACCTCGGAACCTGTGGAGAAGTCGTCGAAGTCAGTAATCCCGCATGGGACAAACCCATTATGCAATTGAATGATGTTGCAAACCCTGTCGGATATTCGATTCTTATTACTGGACCAACAGAACACGTTGCAAGTGAAATTGCTCGCGCTCTTGACGACGCAATCGGCGTTACATGGATTGCTCACAACGAAAAGGCCGTAGTCAATGGCGGGGGCTCAACACACGTAAACATGGCCATGCATTTGAAACAGTTTGCAAACAGTGTTGGTGGGCTAGAACAGTTGGCCGTGGAATCCTTTGCAAACGCATTAGAAGTCATTCCTGCTACACTAGCACAAAACAGTGGATTACAACCACTACCATCTATTATCGCACTACGCGCCGCTATTGCATCGGGAATTCCTCATGCATCACTTAATGTATTCAAAGGCGGAGTATGTACAGAAGAACTAGCGGTCATTGAACCAAAGAAAGTAGTCACAGTAGCACTTGAATCCGCAACAACAGCGGCCTCGCAAATCCTACGTATTGACAATATTATCCAAGCAAAAGAAGCAGAATTTATGGAGTGAACAGAATGACAGAAGAAGAACAACCAATAGAAACAAACGGACTACCAGAAGACTTAGTCAACGGACTAGCCCTGCTACACAAAACAGGGCTTAGATTCGTAACTGTGGTAGTACAGCCAAACGGAGAATTAACCCTGCACACAGCAGAAAACTCCAATAGAATCGAGATTGTCGGAATGCTTGAGGTGGCTCGCGATGCAGTTCGGTCCTGATATGCCAATTCCTATGAATAACAACCGCGTGTTGAAGGCCCTAATGGCCACAGCACCGGACGACGAACCACCTGAATTGCAAGAATACCGCGAGCAAGTTCGTGAGAATGAATTGAACCTATTGGGTTCTATGTTGTTTCATGCCGTAGTGTTAGGAGCATGTATTCTTCTCTATACGAAGTGGGAATGGAGCCAGTTTGGTAGCGCATACGAATCTGCAACCTTCTATGCTCTTGCAGGATTCTTTGTACAGGCCGGCTTCTATTTCATGTGGCGAGCGGCGTTTGAAGATTCATCTGCACATCGACGCAAGATGCGTAAGATGCGATTGAAGAATCGCAAGCGTATTCAAGGAATCAAGTATTCTGTTGAAGAAGCCCAACAAGCGGCGGCACTACAAGCACAAATGTATGATTTGGAACGTCTTCTCAACAATACGATGGAAGACGACGTTGTTACTACTGCGGAGGGAAACGAGTTGTTGGTCCAATTACAAAAACTATCGCAGATGATGGGCCAATCTGTAACCCGTGGGAATACTACAAAACAAGTACAGCCACAACAATCTCCACAGGCAGTTTCATCAACAGTACAACAAATTCCCGGTCAAGCAGTGCAATCACAAACACTACAACCGGAAGGAGCGAAAGGCCACGTCCACAATCAACAAGTGTGAGGTGCGCCGGGATAACTAAAACCGGGGAACAGTGTATGAGGAGGGTAACCGAAGAAACGCACTGTTGGCAACACAGGTGATAACATGATTCCCGGTTCTAATCTAATTTTCCGTGACGCAAAAGACGAACAACAAGAAGGGTTAATGGAAACCCTGTTTGTAGGTCAAACTTGGCAGATGCGTTATCTGAAAATCAAAGCCTACGTTTACGGTAGCATTGCTACTGCAACAGGAATGGCAACAACGGCAACAGTCGATTACTTACTTGCCCGTTGGACTGATTACAATGGAATATTAGATTGGTTCTTTGCAGTGGTGATTTGAATGGGCTCGACTGAAATCGTATTTGCGCACACAGTAATTGCGCTAATCGATAAGACAAAGGAGTTCATGCGCTACGACGTAGGAATATATGGCCCCAGTATGTCAGGGAAAACTACACTAGACAAACAATTGACTACGCCCGGAATGATTAGGCCATTGGGAGAACAACAAAGAACACATCACAAAAAGATGTTCCTTAGTGAGAAATATCGAATGCCTCCCGAATCAGCAAAGCGAATCATTAGTGATGGTGGTCTGAAAAAGACGATTGTTTCTCGCGATATCGGTGGGCATACACAATACCAAAGTATGTGGCTACGCGACATGTACCTACGAAAAATTCGAACTGTTATCATAGTGATTGACCATAGGCACTTAATCGAACCAATAAATACCGACAATCAAGTTGCCCTAGGGTATCTTGTCGAGGCGTTAAAGAAGAAAACTAAACCAAAAGGACTGGGAATAATCAAATCATTTACACGAAGAAAGTACCGTCCCCAGCGACTTATTTTGTTAGCAAACAAAGCAGACGAATGGATGGATGATGAATCGTTTGAAATGTTTGACACAGGGATGATAGCGAACCATCCTATCTTTGATGCTTTTCGTGAGCATTTGTTCGCACTACAAGAAATGGCTATTCCAGTGCATATCGATGCAATTTCCGCAACGAAAAACTTCAACGTACAACAAGCACTGATGAAAGGAATGGGATTCCGATGACAGAAAACTACCGTGACCAAAGAATGCTAGAACTAATGAGCAACATGCCTCAGAATAGGGCGACTGAATTTAATGCAGTTGTACCCGTCGTTGAATTTAATTTTAGCGAACATGCTGACCCCGATAAAGCACGCCGACAAAATATCAAGCGTGCAATCAAAGCCCTTCGTCCTACAAAGACATGGTATACACTACCGGGAACAGGTTGGCTACCATTTATTGGACGCGCTCGTTTCAAGTATTCAAATAGGCAAGAACCTTACATTTGCGTTATCGACGGTTGCGATTGTAGGCATTTAGATTATGGCGACTTATGGAGTACGTACTTTATTGACGCAACATCAGGAAAAGTCAGACCATATATGCCTTGGTCGGGCGTACTACCTTCACGGGGAATAGAACTTTACGGAACATATTGTCCACAACATATGCAACTATACCACCTACTTAGTGATTGGATTCAACAAGAAGAATCGAATGACCGCGGCTTCTTCAAGAGTATGAAAAAGCGGGGAGTAGCATTCATTCCAGTAGTAAAGAAGCAGAATACCGACAACCAACATCCCCTTATATCTAAATGGAATCCGGTGTTTGAGGAGGCCCTCAAAGACCCGGGCATTGAGGTGATTCACTACAAAAATCCCACCACAGGAGAAAACGACATTACAACAATCGTCTTTGATAATAGAGTACTACAAACTACACCAATAAGAGGCAATTCACTAGATTCAGAATACATAATAGAACCACAGGAGGAAACACAATGACAAACAGATTTGGAACAAACTTAACACCACAAGGAACAGGCAATGCGGCGAATAGCCTTGCATCAGTATTTGGAGAAACGATGGCAGTTGCACAAAAAACTGGTATCGCTGACCAAGCAATGAGCGCCGTACAGAATCAAATGGTGGGCGGTAATTTTGGTAACGAGCAACAAATTGGTGCATTTTACCAACTACTTGCTAGCCACCCGAATGAAGTCGCGCTATTCTTGCTATCGTATACCAATGACAAAGGCCAACCTGCTATTCTAGCCGGACTTGCAGAACTGATTGAAATTGTCATGAAAAAAACATTGTTTGAATGGTTCAACGGTGATGCATTCAAGGGCGACTACGTTGACCCTGCAAAGGCCGCAGAACTTGGATATTCAACTATTACACAGGAAAATATCGATGTTGTAATCAGTAATATGGTTCCACTACAAAAAATTGCTATGGACGTACAAGCAGACGACCAACGTGCCATGCAAATTGTACAACAGGCACAGTTCCATGCAATGAGCGCGGAACAGCGTATGCAACATCAAGAACAACAAAGACAACAACAAATGCAACAATGGCAACAACAACAGGCCCAACAATTTTCACAACCACCTCAGCGCCCAAGTCTTGTAGGAAATATGCTACGACTTGGAGGGATTGTAGGCGCTGGAGCAGTTGGCGGTAGTGCCGCACAAAACATTGCATCAACCATGCTAGCACCACCATGTCAATACTGTAATGGAATGGGTTGTCAGATGTGTAGGCCACAACCTATGCAGAACACCTATATGCAGGGACAGGTTCCACCTCAATAAGGTGAACCATTATGAGCGAGTCATATCCACCAAAAGGATTTGACCCTCTTACTGCACCAAAGGTAAATCCATCACCTAGCCAAAGCCTTTGGCAAGCAGAATTGATTGCTTCTGCTACGGCTCGTAGGAATATGGAATCCGTAAAAACGATGTTTCAGCAAACCTATGGACCGTACATACAGAAACTGCGCGGTCGATTTGGCGGTGATATTAGCACAGGCATTCTTAGAGAAACAGGATTACTTCCTTCGGATTCAGTAGGTTCTCCTCGATTTAGAAAGGCAGTAATGCTACTTACGAAAAAGACCCAGATTCCGCCAGAAACCTGTCAAGGAATTCTAGAGGCCGTTCTTACAATGTATACAGAAGAAAGGAAAGTAAAGGAATCCGAACGCCGTCTTCTTCGACACAATTTCAAATCTATATTTTCAGGGGACGTACCAATTCCCGGTCAATTTGAAAGTCTTCGCTTAATTATGAAGCATCCATTAGATATGGGGGCTACTTCAGATAACCCAGTAGCATGGGTAATGGATACCCGTATTAGTACGGCCATTCCGCGTGCAATTGCATGGGACCCTCGATACGGATTGCGTGATAAAAATTGGTACAATCCATATATGCAATATCTGGAAAAGAATCCTCCACTACAACCAGACCAAGATAAAATGGAACTTCTCAAAAACTTCCAAGGTGGGAAGTATTGGCAAGAATTTGGGTCGTTTGTAAAAGTAAAGCCAGATGAAAAAACCATGGAGTATAGTCTAAGCAAGCATCCAATGGGAATAGCCGCGTTAGACCATAATTTGTATCAACTAACAGGAACATTACCAGATGCAACAGCAGGAAGAGTAATTCCAAAGAATCGTAGTCAAGTCAGTATTCTTTCACTTGCAAAGCCAAATGTACACGAAGGCGCATTCCTACAACCACTAATTTTCTTTTATGCTAAAGCGTATGGAAGAAATGAACCAACAGGGAATTATTGGAAAGTCAATGCATCGTATAGGCTACAATCATTACAGGAATCTGAATTTGGTGTTTGTTATCTTGTTCCTGTTAATCCTCTTACTGGTGGGGCTCTTGCTCCGGGTATTCCAGTAGTGCGCGTTAGGGGAACGGCTAGTGATGCTATACTGTATGCTCGCAAGTACTATCCGCATGTTATGTCAATCACCGAGGGTGAAAATCCAAATCTCCACCCAGAATTGCTAAAACAATTCGGGGGTAGTGGTGCTACCAATTTCAAACAAGATTGGGAGGTTGCACCAAGCGACTTCCGTACCAGCCAACGGTTTGCAGTTGTTGTACGCTCAACATGGGCATGGCCAGATACTACACTGTTCCGTGACCCACATTGGGAAGTATTCAGTCCTAATCACATAGCAAGCGGATTGAATAGCGAGCAAATGCGAATGCTACAAGTAGCCAGACTACAAGCAGAAGTATCTGCAACCGAATCTCCCGGCAAAATCCCAAGGCGCACTTCTTCTATTGCAACATCATTACTTGATGGAAACCCAGTTCCATCAAATTCACACAGTACAAGTCTAGCCGAGGTATACATCGTCGACCAATCTGCTGAAATTTTCATGAAGAATGCAGTACGTGAAATTCAGAAGTATATGTTGAATGCGGCTAGAAATCTTGAAAAAATTCATCCCGAGGAAAGAAAGTTCCACATGAAACAATTCAATCATGCGCAAAACGTAGCACTATGCGCGTTTGGTATGCTAAATTCGTCGCTATGGATTCAAACCGGTTCTTTAACAGGGCCATCAGCAATCCCAGAAGTGGAATCAACTTACGGAGTATACGGTGGCTTTACCAAGGAACAAGCCGCAGACGCTCACCGCCTTCTATCACCTGTTATGTCCGGAGTCCAGACAAGATTAGCACTGAAAGTACCGATTACCGACATAGAAGACATTGGTATTGTCATGAAGCAGTTCACCGGGCAATACGGTACAATGCCTGAATTGAAGATTCCAGACATGACACCTTACAAAATCGTGGACAAGACTGGTAGGTCTTGGAAACCTACTTCCGTGGGTGCTACTTTGATTACAGACCTACCGAGCAAAACCGGAGATGCAGATTTCTTCAATGTAAAAATGAAAGCGATTCGCCCATGCCATCCATACCATGTGTATTCACCCGGCATGACAGTTCCCGGAGAACAGGGCAATTTAGTCCAAATGAACAATGTATGGTCTACTAACGTATCACGAAGATTACCATTACAGGCAAGGGGATTATCAGGAAAAATGTACGGCAAAAAGCGAACAACTGCTAATACATTTGAATTCGTGGATGCAAACCTTGGCGGTTTCGGTAATGTAAGCCCCGCCGAAGGCTTTGAAACAGATAACAGCATCGGACTATCAAAGGCCAGCGTAGTTGCCGCTGTGGTAGGGATGCTTGCACTAAGGAATTGATACCATGCACAATACTTCTTCTCAAAACCAATCCATGGTAATGCGTAGGCGAATGGGAAGCCATCTTAACGGTAGTATGCCCCCTTACCATCCATCATTGGGTAAAGCATTCAGTGGTTCTGCAAACAGATTTAACTTAGGTAATATTGTAAATGAGTTCTATGCTGATGGCGTAGTCGAACCAATTGTACCTGCACCCGGCAAGTCGGGTTATCTTCGACAACCACATCTTGAAGACAATTACAATTTCATTGATTACACCGATATGCGTGCAAGTGATTTCGAAGGACTACTCCCTTCTTTTGAAAAAGCAAACCTACCCGTATTAATCGGAGCCGGATTAATCTATGTCGGTTCTGGTGCGCCCGGTTACAAAGCGGTAGTAAAACAAGCAAAGAAGATTATTAACAAACCAGAAAAGTATGTACGAACTGCGGCTATGGCGTCCGGCCTTGCAATTCTAGTAGCATACGGACAATTATACAGGTGATAATATGGTAACGCCACAACAAAGAGGACAAGTAGTCGTCAAGTCTATTGGCGACATTCAACGAGAAACAACTGTACATGCCCGTAAGGCACGACCCGCTTCTGCGCCAAAAAGCAATCTTGGCCATAGTGCATATGTTCCTCCAATGATTGCAGGTCTTGGCTTACTCAACAAGTATTGGAAACTTGCACAACATCCAGCACATACAGCGCTTGCAGGTATGTTTGTAGTAAATAGTAGTCCTGTTTCACTTAGTAAAGTAAGAACCTTTGGCGGTAAAACTGGCGCAGTAACTAAAATGGTTCTATACACACATCTTGGAGTTACCGCTGTTTCAACCGTTTGGAGTACATATAGAAGTTTGAGGAAGTGATATCGTGCGTCCAATGGCTCCTTCAACTAGCGAATTCCGTCAACTTCCTATGCGCCGTGAACCTACGGACATGGAAAAGACAATGCGCATTGGGCGCCGTAAGCGCAAGATGGCTTTAGACCGACTTGCTAACAAACAACCTGTTCCTACCTATGCTACCGATAGTTCGGAGCGAGTTAACAAAGTACAGATTGCTAAATTGCAAGGACTAGGTAGCACTTGGCCCTCCGCTAGCACAGTTGATAGTACACCCGGCGATGACCCTGCATTCCGTATTAAAGATGGCAAAACCGTTGAAACTTGGGCACGGCCAGAACCATCGCCCCAATACCAAGCAAACTACTTTGCATTGATGACAGAAATCGATAACAAATCAGCAGAAGCCGCGTTGCTTGAACAGAAACTTCATCAAATCAACGGCGATATTATCGCTCTAGAAAACCAAGGACAACCAGTTCCTCCGGCTTTGAAAAGTGAAGGAATTAGTACATTCAACCAACTAGATACTATTCGCAAACAACTAGATTCATTGGCTAGACAAATTGATGACAAAGGATATGCACTTCGTAATCGCACCACATGGGGAAGTCGAATTGGTTACAGTAGCGGAGGCTTTGTCCTCGGCGCCGCCGCATTCTATGGACTATACCTTCTATACAACCGTCGTCTATCTGGTGGACGTCGAAGGTCCGGACGTGGTGCAGGAACAACTGACCCACTTGCCGCCTTCGGCAGAATCAACGGCTAGTTTATGACCTACTTATACGGACGGATAAAACATGGTACGCGCTATTGATATGAAATATTACGCCCTTGAACCCCTGAACGAAATCCTTGGTAACAAGAAGATTACCCGAGGCCAAGCAATGAAGAAAGTGTGGGCGCACATTGACAAGTACAATCTGAAGGGCGTTGAAGGCGACACGGCCAAGTACAAGGGGAAGACATACAAAGGCGGTCAAGTCATTTTCGTCGGAGATGACCCAATTCTAAAGGAAATCTGCAAAGGCAAAAAGAAAATTGTCATGTTTGAATTAACCGCTTACATGAACAACTACCTTGAAAGCGCTGAATGAGGGAACAACATGGCTAGGGTGAATACAGGCAAGGTAATGCACTTGCATGTACTCACGGGTGCTGAAAGAGATGCCCTTACTCCAACCAAAGGAATGATAATTTACAACAGTACTACTAACAAGTTGAACTTTTACAACGGCTCGAATTGGAGAGCCGTTGATGATAGTGCTGTCTGAGGAAAGTTCATAACCAGTAGCATTATCCGAGAATTGCCCTAAGTACTATGCACCGGGGCGAGGGTTAGCATCAAGTACGAAGGGTACGGGTTTTCGGTTGCTCGTGGACACCTCCTTTCTTCCAGTCCAAGCATTTCTCCCCCTCGCCCCACCTATTCTTTATGACCGACCTGAAGGTACCGTAAGGTTGGCCTTATAGTGTAATTTGGATATCACTCCGGCTTGCGGAGCCGGTAATCGGGGTTCAAATCCCCGTAGGGCCGCCATATTCAACATGTAATTTGATAAACTAGTTTAACGAATAACAAATTGCCCGGAAGCCTCCCGGGCCGGCGCGTACTTCCGGGTAGGTCATCTTTCAGCCTCTCTCACCTTGCGTGCCGGTCCACCTAATTCAAGAACACAGCGATAGCGCCGTTCACTACAAACCCGACTACTAACAGATATTGCGTTATTTTCCAGCGGTATTCGATTTTTCGAATTGAATCCTGAACTAGGGGATTCAAATTATTTCTAAATTCTAAAAACCGCTTTTCTGTTATGGAATCTAGATTCTGTAAGATATTTTCCAAGTCTTCGCGCATCTCATCGGTCAAGGACACGTTCAGTGTAACTTCGGGTTTGAATGGCCCTGCGCCCTTCGTTGCACCTTTGGCGAACTCGCCCAGCAAGTCTTTCATGTCCATACTTATCTTTCCTCCTGATTCAGAATATGGAAGGCAACGAATCCGATAATCGCAAGTCCAAACAAGAAGTACCAAAATTCTTCAGAAGTGATTATTCATTCCCCCATTGCATATCTTTTGGGAAGTACTTGAGCATCTTATCCCCATCCAATTCATCCTCATATACAGCATGTGTTACAATACGCTTCACCTGTTGAGGATACCAACTACCACCAGACCTAGTAGTATAACCACGAGCATTAAGATAAGTAGCAACACCAGCATAAGAAGGATTCCTAGCATACTCGCGTAGTATTTCTAATACGATTTCTAGTTCTTGTTGATGGTAATGTAATTTACCTTTCTCGGCGTCATCTTCTTTTCTAGCGGCATACATACCATAGGGTGTTCTTCCTACCCATTCGTGTTCTTGCTCTTGAAGCCGTTCCATCGCAGTCTTGACTTTGATGATAACCTGCTTGCGTTCCATGTCATCCATCATGGACTTCATACGGAACATGGCTTCTTGCGTAGGGTCGTCAAGGTCGAGGTCCGGCATAGTGACAAAATGCACATTGATGCCCAATGGCCCACGGATATGTTCCTCAACGAAATTGATAGCATCCACGAGGTTACGGCTTAGACGGCTTGGGTCATAGAAGATGACGTCCTTCACATCTGGGTTCTCCTTGAGGTAGGCCATCATTGCCTTGAACATAGGCCGTTCAAGGTTTTTGCCTGAAACGCCAAAATCACACCACATTGTCGGATATTGAATTGCCTTGTCAAATTCCTTTTTCGGAATAGCGTGGATTTCGGAAAACCCCTCTTTGTCAAATGGAGGAGGAATCAATTCGATTCCGTGCGTTTCGCATAACCTAGTAATTCCGAAAACTTGGGTGTCCAGTCCTTCTTCTTGCTTTTTTGTCGAAACCCTACCATATCCGATAGCGCGTGTGGGCCATGTCTTTGCCATACTATGGGCTTAACACAAGTAGGAAATAAAGAAAGGGGTCTTTGTGTTAAGGGTATACGGGGTCAGATATACCTACAATCCTTGATTTGGGATTGTTATAAAGAAGGGACATACCTAGAAGCGCGTTCTAGGGCTTTCAGCGCATAAAGTGGGATAGTTACCCCCCAGACCCCCTACAAGGCCGTACAGGGCGTTTCTCGCAGTTTTTCCTGATTTACCCCTTCAAGTAGGGGGTATTTGGGGTATTTTTGCCAAAAGGAGCCGTTTCTTTGGTACGAAGAACCAATCGTCATCGAGCCAAGAGGATTTTCCTATCTAGTTTTCTAGAATCTTCTTTCCATATTGAAATCCTAGGTTTTTGAAAAAACCGTTGTCGTAGTATGGTCGTAGTTCCATACTGTTGCTAAATGAGGGGTTTTCGGAAATGACTAAATACTAGGGCCATCACAGGTCATTTTACCAAAGGGAGGATTACGAAAATGTATACTATCGAATGCTATCTAGAAAGAATAGGGGATTGGATTCCCTATGCAAAAGCAAAAACAGAACAAGAGGCAAGACAAAAGGCGGCAAATGCATTCCTTAAAACGCGTCATCTTTGTGTTAGAATCGTGGAGGCTTCACAATGAGCGAGGAAATGAACCGCCTAAAGGCGGCAGACCGAACACTGAACGACATTTACAAAATGTGCGAAGCAGACGTAGGACTTCCACCGTGGGTCAAGAAATTCATTGACGACCGCTACAAGTGGTATTCCATCAGTTGCCGTGAGTCTATGGACTCGTCGCATCCATGGACTGGCACTTCATACTCCGAGGAGGCTTCACAATGACGACATGGATGGTTCGGGTATGGTATAACGCCTATGACGATGAGGATTTCATTGATGAAATGCCCAGCACCGAGTATCATTTTCAAACAAAAGAAGAAGCCCTCGCTTTCAAGAAAGCCTTCAATGAGAAGTTTTGGAACCACGGTGGATGGGAACCCCGCTTGAGGGGAGGCGTCATTGTCGGGCACCAATACGTTGCCAGTTCACCTGCCGAGGGACCTTACGAATACATAATTCCAACGTTTTCTGTCGAAGAAACGCTCAACGCGGCATATGTAGGCGCAGAAATTTGGGGTATGGAGGAAGAGGAATGAATAACTGGATAATAATTGCTCAATCTTATAGTGATAGCCCCCCGGTTTCTTGGCTGGTGTTGCACTCAATCACCAAGCGCAGTCACACCTGCGAAACACTTGAAGAAGCAGAAGTGATTGCTAAAGCCCTAAATGAAATGGAGGAAGAATAATGGCGATTTACGTATTTGAAGTAGGAGAATATGTCAAAGTAGGATTTACTGCAAGGGACAACATCTGGAAAAGAATCAACGAAATTTGCTATGGCCCAAAGCCAATTGGGAAGGACCTCAAAGGTACAGAACCGGAAGACTGTACTCCCTTATTGTGGATTCCAGCCGGTACGATAGAAGAAGAACAGCATTTTCATGCTCTTTTCAAGCGCAACGTCAAGATGGGCCGAGAATGGTATCCTGTATCAATGGCCGGTACTATTCTGTACATCCTTACATCGTGCTTTGGTCTTAATGGTTGTATGGTTGATTATGAAATCGAATCATGGATTGATTACTGCGTGCGAATGGAAAGAGAACGGTTTGCTAAAGAAGTGGAATCCAATTATGCCGATATACCGGAGGCTTTACAATGAAAAAAGAAAATAAAGAATATACAGAAGAAGACATTGGACAAACAGTATCGATTGTAAGTGAATTTGGGACCTATCATGAAGAACGCATCGTCATGACTTATTGCGATGTTTGCTCGGCTCGGTTCATCGGTCCTATTCGTGAAGCCGGTGGCTTCCTCGGTGGACACGCTATGTTCCACCAATGGCAGGCAAACCAAGAAGCGATGATTGCAGGGGGCTACGGAGCATGAACCTAAAGCGAGCGATATATCACTTCAAACATCCAACTGCTGATTACATTACGGCATGGTGGGCCTTTGCGGCTTTTATCCAGAAGGGCGGTGGCCCCGAAAATACTAAAGGCCTAACTGAATTCATTGAAGATACGGTCCGTGTAATGACTGATGCAGAAGGTAATTCGCTTCTGGTCATGACTACGCAAATAGACCAAAATACCGACGTTTCCAAACTTTCATTGAAGGTATTGGGGGATTGATTATGAGCAAACATCATTGTAAAGGAATAGACGGACAACGAGTACGAAACGGTAGTGTACGAATATACAATCGTGCATACGAGTATTTGCAGAAGAATGGCGAAGGAACGATTCCAGAAATTATGGACTTCATCAACAACTACGTTGGCCACAGGGGACGCATTACACAAACCAGTACTACAACACAAGAACTAGCAAACATTCTGGCAAAGTACCCTGCGTTTTATCAAGTAGGTACTACATATCGTTCCGCCATGAACAGTGGACGATACAAAATTGCACTATGGGCCTTGACTAATCCAGTAATGGAGGAAGAGTAATGGCACCTTGGGTTATTGTGTATATTATTGCTATTCTTGCGATTGCAGTATGGCTATATGCTGTTGCTACGATTAGCAATTACAATCCCCACGTCCCCAAACAGGACGAATGGAGAATTTATCGAAAACGCACATTGCGTGGGGAAGAAGAATAGAACCTTCGTTTCGGAAAACTAGGTTTGGAGAAATACTATAAACCCAACCCGATTATCACGGTTTACACGAAGGAATTGCTATGGAGGAATTGATTTGACTATACGTTGCCCGGAATGCTCTCAAAAGACGTTCACCTTAGAACGAATTGTAACCGCGAAGTGTTATTCTCGCGGTATTGACAGGGGAATTTACCATTGTACCAACCCAGACTGTGATTATAAGGAGGTAATTGGATGAGCGATAACAGATTAGAAGAACTGAAAAAAGAAAGACAACTGATTGGACACCGTATGTCGAACGGAATCGCTGACAAATACGATATCCGAAGGCTACCGTATGTCCTTGAAGAAATTGCAGAATTGGAGGCTGAGGAAGAATGAACAACTACCCAGATAACATGGATTGGGGTGCATACGACGACTACCACGACCCTAAATTGCTTTGCGGTCATCATTCAAGTGATGGTTGCGGTTGTTGGTGCGAATCATACGCAGGCGACGGTAATCAACATACGATTGATGAATGTAATCCCGATAACTGCCTTGACTACCGGTGTAAGGAATGTCAAGATGTTCCTGTCGATTACGACACCGACTTATGCCCAGAATGTCAAGAATATATGGACGAGGTGAGCGCATGAAGGAATGTCGTAAGTGCAATGCCGTATTGCCTCCCGAAGACTTCTATGCAAACGGTCGTGTTAGCGATGGACTGTCTTCCTATTGTAAGGAATGCACCAAAGCCGTCGCACGACACCATTACCAACAACAATGGTACAATGGTAACAACAAATGGTATCAAGAAAGTCTTCGCAACAAAGAGGCTCGCGCTCGGCGTACTGCCGAACGAAAGGGTCTGATGAAGAAGTGTTCTAAGTGTGGTGAAGAAAAACCGGCTACCCGTGAGCATTTCTATACAGGTGCATCAAAGCACGGCCTCAAGTCGTATTGTAAGCCCTGCGACAATGCATTGAAGTCGGAGCGCCGACGAGCAAAGAAGGAGGCGAAGAAGCAATGACGGTCCGAAGAATCACAATAGAATACGAAGATGGAACCTCGGAGGTTCTTACACCGGCTGAATGGATGGGCGTTATGCTCGGTTCCCGAACACCTGCGTCGTCGGACAACACCACGAACTCATATTCAGCACTCCCACAAGAAACGTTCCAATCTGCACGGAATCTTGTTTCCGCAGTAGAAGAAGAGGAAATTGCGGTTCAAATCGAACCACTACCAGTTCCACCGCCCATAAGTGCCGAGGATACTGAAATGGTCAGCCCAGACGCCCCGGTTCACGCTTCCCCAGTAAGGGAAATCGAAGAACCTGTTAGTCGTCCTGTGGACGACCATGACAAAGCGTATCGCCAAGCAACGGTGCTACGCTTCCCATTCGGTAAATACAAGGGTCGTACCATCCTTGAATTGGTTTTAGAGGATAGTGATTTTGCCCATAAATGCTTGAAACAATTAGGCAACAACGGCAAACATAGTGAATTGGCTAACGCCATCAAAATCGTTCTTGAGAAGAACCCCGGAATCTAGATAAACGACTTGAAAGGAGGAAATATTGCATGAAGAAATACGTACTGATAGAGAAGAAATTGAAAGCGGGTAAAGAAACCTTGACACTGTCCAACATTGAAGTGTCAGTCCTTGGCTCGTTTAACCATGAGAACGAATTGCGCGCTCAATTGAAGGTGATGAAGAACCTTCAAGACGCTGGTCGCCTAGACCCAAAAATGAGCATGGAAGTACTTGAGGTGGACTTCGATGGAGAAGCCTGAAATTGTAACAGGTGTTTATCTTCCTCACGAAGTAAGTCAAAGCAGAATCAAGCGCTACTTGACCTGCCCAAAGTTGTATGAATACAACGACGTACTTCGTGTCCGTCATGGTCGCGATTCCTGCGGGGCTTCGCTTCCTATGGGAACTACGTTTCACGCGGCGGCAGAAGTGTTCCATGAAACAATTCGTAAAGGGTTTGAACCTGATATGGACGTGTTGATGAATCTGATTGACAAAACATTTCGTGAAGAGTACGAAAAAATCATCACTCCAAAGAATCTAGACCATGCTCGTGGAGTACACTGTGATTCTAGTCTGGGATATGACTGGCGTCAAGTCCGTAGTGGTACGCTTATGTCTGAAGTCGAAGGGTCTGTTGAACGGGCAATCAAAAACGTTCAGTGGTGGTTTGAATGCTATACTGATGCTTACGAACGCGGAGAATTAGATATATTCAACAACATTGAAGTTGGCTGTGAAGTCGATTACCGTCGAGAAATCCCTCATATTGGTCTTGCACTTCGAGGTAAAATTGACGTAGCATTGAACCCAACGTTGTTAGCAGACTGGAAAACCGCTAATCCTAACAAGAAATGGAACTGGAGTCAAAACCGCGCAGACGGCGAATTACAGGCATCCTTTTACGCCGCTTTGATGAATGAAGAGGAAATAGAATTTGCTTACGTAGTAATCGATAAGCAGGTTCACCCAGACTTCGCTAAGACACCAAAGAAATGCGATGTGAAAGTAATCACAACTAAGCGTACACAGTCAGATATCAAAGAAGTAATTGCTATGGTTGAATGGTTTGCAATTAGTAGTGATATTCGTAACAATCATCAAGAAGGATTCTTTCACCGTAAAACTGACCCCATAGGTGAGGAATACTGTGACAATTTCTGTGATTTCAAAACACGATGCTATACTGATTTGCAAAAGGAGCGTAATGGAGAATGACGACAGTTATGGGAAGGGATTCCCGAGATAAAAGCGAGCGTTTGTCTTTGCTCGCACGTATTCGGAGGTGGCTTTCCCGTGTGGGATGATTATTTTGGATTTGACTGGTATCCTGTACAACAAGCGGCTATCTTTGGTACGCTTGGAATGATTTTTCTTGGACTAATTGGTATGACCGAAGGATGGGGATTCTTTTGGATGTTTGAACGCATTGGAACTTTCGTTTCAGCACATGAGGAAGCCGTAATCATTGGTGTTCTGGTTATTGCCATGGGAGTCTATCAATTCATTCGCTACAAAGGGGGTTATTGAATGGCTGATGAAGCCACACAAAACCTAGAACGCTGTGAAATCTGCGGCGTATTCCGTTGGGATGAAGACATTGGCGGAGTCCTAATCAAGAAGGGCCGGTTCTTAGAAGAACACCATTGGTCATACGAACCAGAATTAACAATCATGTTGTGTGAAGTATGCCATTGGCGTGTACATAATGAAGATGGATTTCACGACCATTTGAAACCCGAACAGACTCGAATGAATTGGATGATGAAGAAGCGTAGTAAACCGGGCTTCTTTGAAATCCGTAAGAAAATGGGGGAATTAGGAATTTACGACGACGACGACAATGTAGTCCGTATTATTCATTCCACCGCAGACCCATATCACACGCTAGCACGATTAGCGAATGAATTTCAAGGATTGATTGAACTAGAACATGTCTTTGAAATATTATACCCAAGTGAGGTGTCAGAATGAAAGCAGTATACATTTACGCAAACCCTAGCAAGAACGCAAAAATTGAACCATATGTTGAGGTCATTAGCGAACGTTGTAATGACTTAGGCTGGGAAAGTCCAACGGTATTTGCCGATGGATTCCCCAGTGTAAAACAAGGCGGTATTGATGAACTGATGAAAAAGGTGGAGAATGATGTCGTCGATGGTGTGATGCTATTCTCGCTTGAAGCGTGGGCGCATGAACGACATAAGTTTGTTCCCGTAGTCGGTAAAATGCTTCAGAAGGTAAATGTCCTTGTTGTAGCATGTGCGCCAACGCTTGGGCAATTGAAAGGTATGAAAGACCTAGCAAAACTCGAAGGCCTATTCCTTAGTGGAGAATATTTTTCTAACCTCAATAGCGTTGCTGTCAAGGTCGGTATGTCAAAGTCCACGAAAAAGAAAGGGCGTCCATCGCTGATGGATACTGACCGTGAATTCGTACGTCAAGTTGCAGTTCTGTACAATCAAAATCTAAGTACAAAGGGTATTGCACAAAGACTTGGTGCATCATACCATAAGGTGTATCGAGCCTTGAAGCATTTGCAAAAGGACGGTGGAGAAAGTGAAGCGTGACTTTGTTGATGAAGTCTGGGACGCACTGAATACACCGATTGATGTTGGTGGTCCTGTTCAGAAAGCGCTTATCCTTACGTTCTGTTTTGTTGGTGGTGCAATTATGGGGGCTAATCTAGTATGAAGTATCCTGCTAAAGTACAACAGGTGTTGAATGACTGGTGGCGTCAGCATGGCCACGATATGCACCGTCCTGATTGGGGCGTAATCAAACTATCCGCAGGAAACACCTATGAACATAATATGCGAGTTGCTGAAATTTGCATTTATCTGCTTCATAATGGTATTCCATTTGCAACCGAAGCAATTCTTCGATACGATGTTCGCCCCGACATTGTCTGCCCAACACATGTGCTTCCTATCATTGAAGTCCTTTGGAGTGAGTCAAAAGAAGATTTCATAGAAAAGAAAGCAGGAAAATATCCAGACGCGCTAAACAAAAAGTGGATATTAAACGATGCTTCTTTGGAATTTGACCCGATAATGTTGGAGTAATAGTATGAGTTTGAATCGCGACATGGTCAACCACCGCTTAGACCATTGGGAAAAGGTGGCCGAGGAATTTGCCCGTGCTAAGTTTCGTGGTGAAAACCCAGAACACATATCCATTCTTCTAGAATTGCTATCAGATGGTAGTTATCCTTACTTACGTACTTTGGCGTCGCTAGGCGACCGTGATTTAATCAAACAACAAATAGACCTTGATTTAGCCTCCATGCAAAGAGCAATTGAAATCATTCGTAATGTAGCGTACTTGTGCGCCCAAAAGGAATGGAAAGAGAAGGACTTTGCACATGCAATGATGTTGTTATTTGGTGGTAGTCCTATCATAGAAGAATTGTTTGATGCTGAATTGTACAAAGACAAAGAAATAAGCAATGCCGATACGCAAAATAGGGTCGAACAAGTCAGATACGTTGGCCAATATATTCAAGACCTAGATATACCGAGGGATGGTCATGAGTGATTTACACTTTACTTACGATGGCCGGCCTTGCGGAATGTTGCGAAAGATTGCATCCGAGGTTGTTAGTATTGAAGAAGAATGGATTTCATCCTGCGAAAAAGGACTTGCTACTGTTAGTTATCAAGCCTTTTTGAAACCCGTAAAAGAAGAAGTATTGCGGCTTCATGCTATCGAAATTACAGATTCTCAAGCATGGATGGTTGTTTCACAAATTTTTTCTAAAGCGGTTCCAGACTATCTTCGTGATGAAAAGAACGATGAAGATACAGAACGTAAAGGAATCGTACAGAAAGGGATTCGAGGAATTGCCGGCGTTCTTGACACAACTGTTGGTGTCGTAACGGCCCCTGTAAAAACTGTCGCGGGGGCAGTTAAATCCACTGAAAAGGCTTCATCTAGCGAAGACCAATAGATAAAGACCGTCGAAATATATAAGAACCCCTTTCAACTAGATTCGCTTCGTGAAATGGGGAGTGCCTATTCCGCTTTATGCGGATTTGATTGACGGCTTGGGAAACCAAGATTCTATGCAACTGTACAACCTTCCTATTCGGGAAGGCAAAGTGTGGTTCTATGGTCCGGGCGGTCGTAAGAAACTCAGTGCGATTCTCGACTACTACAACCACGGGAAGATTCCTCCCGGTAGTATGCTTCAAACTTTTACTGTAAAGGTCGGAGCGTTTAGTGTAGCCGACATTGAACGCACTGTGCAGAACCTTCGCGGTCCCAATGATGATGGGTATTACCACGGGCGTTGTCCTTCCTGTGAGGCTCGCGGTGGCGACACGGGCAAAGACCATTTCTATGCTAATCCAGAAACCGGTCACATTGGTTGCTTCGCGGGTTGCAAGAAGAACGAACTGACTACCGCTGTAACCAAGATTCCAGAAGAAGAACCTGCTGTTGTATTACCGAACACCAGTGGGGTTTCACAGGTATCGGAACACCCTGTATTATTGGCCGCAGAAGTTCGTGCTAGAATCAGTGGAAACTACGTTCTGTGCGAATCCATGAACAAAGAAGGTGAAACTGCGGCGCACTTCAAGGTGCCTGTTTCTGAAGTCCAACATTTTGCTCGTGCTATTGTAGCAATGTCCGTAAAGCGATTCACAATTCGTGAATTGGCCGAATCTATGGGATTCAATTGGACAGAAATCCAAGGTAATAGAAGTGTTACCAAACTAATCCATCCCCCTGTTAAGGCTTTATACGGACTCGGGGAAATCAATTACTATAAGGATGGACAAATAGAATTAAGGTGAACAACATGAAAGAAGAAACAATTGTAAAATGTACAGACTGCGCATCGAGGGACTTACTGCACGACAATAAACGAGGAGAAATCGTTTGCAATGACTGTGGGCTAGTATTAGAAGAAAACATCATTGACCAAGGTGCTGAGTGGAGCGTATTTGCTCCAGAAGATGAAAACAGGGCTCGTGCTGGTGCGCCAGTTAACTTGATGCTACACGACAAAGGACTGTCGACAGACATTGATTGGCAGAACCGCGATTTTTCCGGTAAAGCAATCTCTCCATCAACCCGTAGTCAACTACATCGTATGCGTAAATGGCAAGCACGCGCTCGTTCTAGCAATTCACGGGAACGTAACTTGCAAAATGCAATGCAAGAAATGAATACTATGGGCGGACGACTAGAATTGCCTAGAAGTATTCAATCAGAAGCCGCACTTATCTATCGTCGTGCATTGGAAGCAAACATTATCCGTGGCCGTAGTATTCCCGGTGTCGCCGCCGCCTGTCTTTACATTGCGTGTGAATTAGCCGGCGTTCCTCGCCCAATTGCTGACGTAAGTCACAAACTCCGTATGGGCAAAAAAGAATTGGGCCGTACTATTCGTCAAGTAAAACTCAAACTTCGTATTCGTACTGCACCTAAAGAAGCGAGCCAATTCATCGGACAATTCTGCTCAAAACTTGACCTCAAGCCTGAAATTGAGAACGCGGCAAAAGAGATGTTTGCTAAAATCAAAGAATTGGAATTAGATAGTGGTCGTGGCCCAACAGGGCTAGCCGCCGCATTGATTTACATTGCGGCACTAAAAGGTGGTCAGCGCCGTACTCAGCGTGATATTGCTGATATCTCGGGTGTTACTGAAGTAACTATCCGTAACAGATACAAAGAATTGGCAAACGCATTAGAAATCAATATGGAGGAATTGATGTGAAGGTTTTACCTGAAAAGCAACCAGAATGGTGGTATAACAAAATGCGGGAAACCGCACGATATTTAGCCATGCGAATCGAAGAAATGGTTGAAGCAATGGAGAACGACGATAAAGAATATCAGGAATTTTTCCAAAACCATTTTAGAGCGACTTTGCCCGACTTTTGGACAACGATTAGTCGTGAATGATGAGGTGGAAAAATGGCCGTAATTACTCCTTCAAAGACTTCCTCATATCGCATTGGCGATAGGGCTATCAAGACGGACAATTCTCGTGTTGTCGTCAAGGATAGGGATGAAGAAGGCGATGCGGTCTATTTGCAACCGGATGGGTCTTGGGCCTATTCTCCGGCTGAAGTGATTGTTCAGCAGGCGATTTGGTTTGACCCGAAAAACATCAATGAACGTGTTTACGACGAATACGAAGGCGGTTGGTCGCTAGAAAGCCATCCTATTACTACTGATGATTTACTACATGTGTGTAGTAAGTACATGGAACATCCACAATTCGTATATGATGGAGAAGGACCAGATGGGCAAAAATTAGTTCGTATTGATGTACCTAACCAATATGTTATGGGTCGTCTGATGAACAGAATTACACCTACTTACAATGGTGATGTAAAACTAGCACAACGATTTTGTATTGATAGTCCATTTTCTGTTTCGGAAACCATGCCGCGTATTTGTTATCTCGATATTGAAGCATGTAGGGCAAACGAATTCTCGAACAACAAGGGTTTCCGTGAACAAGAAATTACATTGATTGTTTGCATGGATTCGTATACTGGTGTTATGCACGCATTCGGTCAACATTCGTCATTTGTTGATAATACGACTGACACCTATGGTATGATGAAGGATATTGATTCTGAGGTGCAATTGCATCACTTTTCAACTGAACGGGCTATGCTTGATGCTTGGCTTACTCACATGGATTCTATGAATTACGACATTATTACAGCATGGAACAGTCATGGATACGACTTTCCTCAACTTTACTTTCGTATTGAAAGTAATGGTCTTGATGTATCACGCTTAAGTCCTGTTGGCGGTGTGCGCGCACCAAGTAGCCGTAATCAAGATGGCGAAGGTATTGGCGATTACAATTTCTATCTCATCAAGGGCCGTGAACGTCAGCCATATATGCATACGCAACCTTGGGATGGAATCAACGTTATCGACTTGATGTGGGCCGCTGAGAAGAAGCACCATGCTACTACTAGCAACAACCTTCCTTCTCGCGCACTGGACAAAGTTACCAAAGATGAGTTTGGCGATGAGGGCGGTAAAGCAGAATGGAAACCCGACTTCTTCGATACGGAGTATCATTTAGAATGGGACAAGTACGTGTACTACTGTCTTCGTGACGTTGAACTGATGAAGATGCTCGACGAGCGTTGGGGTATTATCGAAGGATTCCACCGTCTTCAGGTTCAAATGTGTGTACCTTGGTCTGACATCTTCTATACCTCCAAACTGTTTTCTGTCATGGGCCAACGTAAGGCCGACTTCGTTCAACGGTCTGGGCCATCCAAGGCCGAGCGTAAGAACATGGAGGATATGGAGAAAATTCCCGGCGCATGGGTGCTAAACCCAGAAACAGGTATCTGGGACTGGGTCTATCTGATTGACTTCAAGTCGCTATATCCAACCGCTGTCATGGCCGCAGACATTGGCTACGAAAACATGCAGTGGGAAGAACCCGAAGGCGATTACTTTGAAGGCGAATAT